GGAGTATGTAGATTGTTTAACGGTCTTTTTCTGATCTTTTCTATATTCCTCAACCAATTCTTTTAAGGTGCACTGATGATCTGGACAGGCTCCCATAGCCTGCTGGATTTTTAATTCCAAAGTCTTCTGTGCTGTTTTTCTGGACTGAGGGGTATTCTTGTCCATTGTGACAGATACACGTTTTGTTTTTCCAGTCAAATAGTCCTCATACCGCTCGCAGAATTTGAATTTGCCATTTTTCGATTCTTCAACCCACATGATATCATCCTCCTTATACGGACCATTCCGGCAGAATCACCGAGATGGTTTCTTTTTTTTATTGCGCCGGCGCAAGTGCCGGGAAAAATAAGTACAAAAATAACAGCCAGCGCGAACAAAGGTTCCGCTTGCATGGCTGCCCCGAAGATGATACAATATTTTTGCTGAAAATGCTGTACATCTTCGGATGTGCTCGCCGCTCTGGTGCGCCAACACTAGGGCGGCTTTTCTTTTATAACGTAAAAGACCTCGCATTTCTACGAGGTCTTTCAATAAATACGGCTCGCCAGATGACTGGGAGCATTGTCTTGTATACTGCCGGTTAACGGCTTTGTTTTAGCTTATTTATTATATACCTCATTATATGAAAATGTCAATAAAATATGTTGATTTTTAAATTTTTCTATTTGTAAAGTTAGAAATAATTTCCTGATCTATGCGATCAAGCTTTTCGTTGGAAAGCTTTACATTGCTTAAAATATCGAAATTAGTTTTCGGATCATAAATTCGTATTTTGCTGATGGTTGTGATTTGTCCAACTAAAGCAATACTACCAAGTTTTGCTTTATTGATTTCGTTTCTCATTCTTTTTAATAACAATAAATCCCTTGCACAATCCTCTAAATCCTTTTGGAATTTATGCATGTCTTCTGGATGAGTTTTGTAAGTGGCGTCAACTTCTTTCTTGAGGTCAAAGACTTTCTTTTCCAGAGGTCTTTGAATATAAGTAATTTTGGAAACTAACCCTGTGTATAGTTCGTTACCTAAATAGATACAACCTTTATGAAGATGATCTACATCAGATTTCTTCTTAACAGAGGTAAGCGGAACAACAGTTATTACAGGGGAGTTCTTTGAATTATTTTTTTCGACAACAACGCAATAGTGCAACCCACCTTCTTCGCTACCAATATTATAACCAAGATGGACTTTTATGATTTCACCTCGTTTGTATCTTCTTAAACTGGATGGGGAAAAACGAGATTCAAAATCGAGAAAAGTAGACCAATCTTCAAGCCAATAACTTAATTTGTCAGCTTTTCCACGGGTTTTAGAATCTGGACTATTGATCAAAGAGTCGATATAGTGTTCCATTTTTGCCAAAGCCTTTTCTTTATGTCGTTTAAGCTCTTCTTTTGTTAAATTACGTCCCATATATTCACCTCATTTCTTTTGGAAACAAAAATGTAATTGTTTATATAGTTACGATTAGTTCTCTTGCGCGGCTGCTCCGGAGATGATACAATATTTGTTGGAAATCAGTGTATCTCTTCGGAGTACTGAAAGAAACATATTGGCGTATGTTTCATCCTATGACCGTTCCTGTTGGCGCAGGAGCGGTTTTTTGATTTATAAGTATCTTTTTGCTACTTCGATTAATTTATTTTTATATTTATATATGTCATTGAGCGAAGTTATATAAATGCGTTCAAATTTTTTGTTCTCATCCGGAATAAGCAATTGCTTGTTTTTGGTGTCAAGATTAAGCCTACAAATAGGTTTCCGGTTATTATCAGTATACAAAATACCGAAATAACTTTCAGTGTCTCTATAAACAATGTCTTCAACTGGAACAGTTCCGGCGAGCATACCTCTTATGATATAGAAACCTTCAATTTCTTCTTCGGTAGTAACAATTTTAGAAACAATTGTTTCTTCTATGAGATCTTCCGTATTATCATTATTTCCTGTTGCGTCTTCTGCGTCAGAAGAGAGAGCAGAAGATATTTTGCTGTTGACGATTTCGTTTACAAAAGATGAAAAGGCACGTTTTACAACAGGTGAGAATTTTTCAATCACTCGTTGGTTCTTTTGCCCATCATAAATATCGGTTAAGATGAAACGAACGAAATCATCAGAAGGAGATTCAAATTCTTTTTGGAGCACATTTTTGATTAAACTGCTGTATTTTAATTCTTCGGCGGTACTAAAAATTTTATCTTTATCAAAATTATCTTTACAGAACTTCTTTAATTCGTTAATGGATGTATCTTTTAGTTGAAGCATATTAAGCTCCAAAAACGGAACCAAATCCATTTTGTTAGATTCCTCAAGGTCGGTATAGAAACGATAAATAACTCCGTTTGTGAGAATGCCGAATTTAGCTGGAGAGGTTCCGAAATATCTAAATAACTGTGATGAGTGCTTATCTAATTGCTCAGAACAACTTTTACATTCTACCAAGATTATCGGCTGTCCGTTTTCGAGGATCGCATAATCGACTTTTTCGCCTTTTTTAATGCCGACATCAGCTATATACTCAGGACAAAACTCGGAAGGGTTAAATACATCATATCCAAGAAGTTGGAAGAGCGGAACTACAAGTGACATTTTTGTTGCTTCTTCTGTTGAAACGGTATCCTTTAACATTGATACTCTTTCTGAAAATTGTTTAATTGATTCAGTGAAATCCATAATTACCCTCTCTTTCTTTAGTAAAAATGTTTGTAAAACAAATATATAATCGCATATGCGGTTATATTCATCGTACATATTTTTTTAAAATTTAGCAGATAATAACTGCATGGAAATCCTATTATCTAAAATCATGCACAAAAGAAATCTAACGGTACGTCAAGTAGAACAGATGACCAAAGTCCCAAAATCCACCATAAATGATATTATGAACGGAAAATCACCACGGCTGGACACATTGGAACAGCTGGCAGCAGGGCTGAAAGTCAGAATATCTGATCTGTATGATTCCCCGTACAAATAAGTGTCCGAAATCTCGGACAAATTTAAAAAACGCGTTACTTCTCCAGTTTTGGATTGTTATTGTAGTAGAAGCTATAATAAACAGAACAAATGTTTGCCAAACTCTTGAAAATATTTGCTACAAGATGTAATATAAAAACAAACATACGTTCGGAAACGCCGAGACTGGAGGGGTACGAAATGAGTAACGAAGAGTACAAAGAATACATAATTGAAATGATCCAGAAAATCAACAATCCAGAACATCTCAAACGTATATTCAATTATGTACATAAGTTTTTTATCAGGAGAACGGGCAGGTAAGCCCGTTTTTTATTATGTAAAAATACTCTTCAAATATTCTTTTAATACCTGTCTCTGATCAGCTGAAAGTTCCAGATACTTTTCAATAATTTTCTTATCAATATCATCAAGATTATAATCTTCAGCAATCTCATCAACCACACTCTCAGGAGTGCCAGTGAACATGTCACCTTTTCCCTCGGTAAGCCAGAAATAATTTACACGAAATGTTCTGCATATAGCGTTCAATACAGTATTGGAAGGATTTCTTCTACCTAATTCATAATTTGCAATTGTATTTCTTGCTGAACCAATTCTTTTTCCGAATTCCTCTTGGCTTAATTCAAGTGTTTCTCTTAATAATTTAATTCGCTCGTTCGTATTACTCACCTCCAATTTATCTTAATTATATCACGGGTGTTCTCAATGTCAACAAAAATGTGCAAAAAATATGTTGACAAAGCACACAACGGGACATATAATGTTCTCAAAGAACACGGAAAGAGAGCGAGGTGAGAACATATGGAACTTACAACGGCATATGCAGATACTGTGGAAAAGAAAAAAGATGATGCAAAAGAGTTGGTTGCCATCCTGAATAAGATTCCAGAAGAAAAGAAAGGTGAAGTCATTGGAATCGTAAAAGGATATGCGCTTTGTGCGGAGAATCAGAGAGTGAGGTGAGGAATGTGAAACTGAGAAAAATAATTGGAGAGATACTGATTTTACTGCCACCATTTATAACGACAATTGGTTTTCACCGTTTTCCGCATAACATAAGCCTTTTGATAATGGAGGCATTGGAGTTGCTTGGGTTGCTGAGCATCAGCATCACGGGGATGCTCATTGTATCAGACGAGATTCCGATAAGAATAATTGTCGAGAGAAACGAACAGGAGGATGATTAAGTGGAAGATGAAATTAAAAAGAAGTTAGATAACATCTTATTTGAAATCAGGTGGATGCAAAGAAATATGAATCCACCTGTCGACTATTCATTGATTGTTGTATGTTCCATTATTGCTTCGGCAATAACAACGTATGTAATGTCTAAGATATGAAAAGAGGTGATTGAATGGCATTGCTGATCAGCATTGTAGTCATAATTCTGTTTATGGCAAAGTGGGGAATAGAAAGAACAAGAACGAAGGCACTGATGTATTTTATTGTTGACAGAGGATACACTCCACCAACCAAACAGGAAATGATGGAGTGTATCAAGATAGTGACACAGAAAACAGTAGAAAAATGGATTAAAGCTTAAATTTAGAGATCTCTTCGGGAAGATATTTGTTTGCAAGAGATGTCGTCACACCTTCGGCAATAGCAGAAACGACCTTAAGACTTGCACCACCGATTTTATTGAAAAGCGATTGAGTATGTTTCCAATTTTCTTCAGTTCGCGTATTGGCAATAAATTCATGACCAAGAGGTTCAAGACAACAATCGAATTGAGTATGTCCCCATGCTTTTGTACCAGAAACATCTGATAAAAGGTTTGCTTTTATACAGTATTGGACATGATATAGGATTTGTTCAGTATCGTATTCGGAAAGATAATCGCTATAGTAATCATATTGGGTATCTTCAAAAGATACAGGATCATAGAGTGTTTCGTATTTTTCTACTGTAAAAAGAATAGCGCGAATGCAGGAAATATCAAGTTTCATTAAGAATCTCCTTTCTTTCAGACTCGGCATGGCAGTGCCTGTAGTTAAAAGTATAGGAGAAAACGTAGGACAAATCAACAAGTACAACCAGCATCGCATAGTTTAAAGAGAGGTGGTGGATTTGCAACATATTTTTATTGCAGAAATTGATGGAAAAGAAATTGACATGGCAGCCATGATGCCGGAAGAAAAGCAGAAGGCAATCATGGAAATGACCAGAAAGTTTGTAGAACATTTAGGATACCAGCAGGAGAAAACCGCGTAAGCGGTACCAGTTGGACAAGCAAAGGAGGGATAAGAGATGTTTTACAAGATCGCAAAGACACTCAGCGTAACGGCAAGTATTATCGGAATCTTGATGATGGCTGGTGCGTGCTCAGTGAAAAGTCAGGAGCTGTTTTACTTATATGTAGCACTTGGAATCACAACACTTACTACCGGAGCATTTGCACTGGAATATTTCCGGATACGGGAATGGCAGTACCGGAAAAGGAAAATAAGGGAGGCGAGGGAGCATGCCGGAAGAGAAGCAGCGTAAGAAGCGGATTCGGGTGGAGAAGCTGAATGAGTGGATTGAGACTTTGAAATCAATAGAAAGAGTCAACCGTGATTCCGAGTATTTCAAACAAAATGCAATCCCATATTTGGAACAATATGTAGACAGCCTGAAAGAAGCTGGCAGAAAAACAGTAGTATTGGAGGATAAGAAGTGAAAACAGTAAAAGTAACACCGGATAACATTATATCAGTAATTGATATAAACTTTGATGATTTCCGTGATCTACAGAAAGCAGTAGGCGGGCATTTTGAAATCGTAAGCACGAAAACCTTATTTGAGACATTTAAGATGCCTATGATCCTGCTAGTGGATGAGGACGGAAGAATGAAACAGAAAGAAGTCAACCGCCTTGGATCGTACTTTTATGATGCAGATAGGCACGGATGGCCAATCTTAGGAGACGTTGTATTTGCAATCGCAGCCGGAGAGGATATCGAGGAACCATCAGATGCAGAAGCCTTAAAGATATTCCTGAAAATGAATTTTTCATATTTAGAAGAATAAAAAACGCTTGCGAAAAGAAATATCGCAAGCGCCGCAACCATAAAGGTACACGAATAATCTAAGCACT